GTGCCGCGTCGTGCCCAATTGAACGCCTATGGCAACCTGCCGCGGAGCGCGTTGCGACGGCTGCTGGCACGGAAAGACGTGTTCGTGGCGCGCCGGCGCGATCCACGAACCCGGCATCTTGAGCCGGGTCTCTATCAGCGTTGGGATGGTCGGCTGATCCCGCTGATCGCCTTCGAGGAGCAGGCGCAATACGAGCCCAGGTTCCCGTTCGAGGAGGTTGCCAAGGCCGAAGCAATCATGCGGTTGCCTGATGCGCTGACAACTCGATTGGTCGAGGCGATCGCGACCGCTCGCTGATCCCCCAGCGGGTCCTTCCTGACCGAAAAGACACGCGGGCTGTTCGCGCCGCGGAGGTTTAGCGGCGGTAAACAACTCAACCAGTCTAAACCGTGGCTGGCTAAATTACCGGTTGAGGAGGCTAAACTGGCGCGCGGTGCCGGGGGAACATGACGCAGGTCAGCGCATCGGAACTGGCGATCCGCCTTGACGTTTCCAAAGGGCGGGTCAGTCAGTGGGTAGCCGAAGGCAAGTTGCGCGGTTGCTACACTGGCGAGGGGCGCGCCAGGCGTTTCGATCTTGAAGCCGTGCGGGTCGCGCTGGGCCGGAACCTGGACACGGCGCAGGCGCTGGGCAATGGCCGCGCCACTCTGGCGGCGATCGGCGCGATCTCCGACCCGGACCCGGTTGAGGATCTGGACGATGGCGACGGGCTGATCAACGGCACCAAGGCGCGCTATGATGCAGCGCGCACGCTGTTGATCGAGGAGCGCGCCCGTGCGGCGCGCTACGACAACGCTCAGCGCGAGGGAACGCTGGTGCTGGCCTCTGAAGTGGAGGCGCAGGTTCTGGCGCAGATCGGGCAGGAGTTGGCGCAGATCGATGCGTTTCTGCGCGCCGCTGCCAAGGAGGTAGCCGCCGCCACTGGCTCTGATGTGCGCGTGGTTCGCGCCGCGCTGACGGCGGCGTGGCGTCGGCACCGTGGCGAACGCGCCGTTGCAGCCGACACCCGCGCGGCAGGCGCCAAACCCAGCCCGGCCGAACGTGCGGCCGATTTCTGAGTTGCTGCAATGGGGTTTCTGAGACCTGCCGAGGCGGTGGTTGCCCGGGCCATTGCTCTGGCGATGACGCCGCCGCCGCCGCCGGACATCACCGCCTGGTGCGAACGCAATGTGGTGTTCGACAGCCGGTCGCCGCTGCCGGGGCCGTTCGACATTCGCAACTACCCGTTTCTGCGGGAAATCCACGAGGTGCTGAGCCCGGAACACCCCGCGCGTGAGGTGACGATCCGCAAATCGGCGCAGATCGGCGGCACGGTATCGCTGCTGCTGCCGACGATCGGCGCCTGGCACGAATACGGGCCGGTGGATTCGCTGGTGGTGTTGCCGACGCTGGCCACCGCGCGCGAATTCGTGTTGACCAAGTGGCTGCCGATGCGGCGGCAGGCGCCCAGCCTGCGGCGGCTGTTCGGCGTTGGGCAGGGTGATCAGACCGACACCCTGTTCAATCAGGAGACTCTTCGCCGCGACGGAAGCCTGAAAATCGTGAGCGCCGGTTCGCCGGACGATCTGGCCACCACAACGCGGCGCCTGGTGCTGCTGGACGAGGTGTCGAAATACGAGATGACGCCGAAAGGCGACCCGGAGCAGCTGGCGATCAGCCGCGCCAGTGCCTTCGAGGACGCCAAGATCGTGCGCAACTCGACGCCGCAGATCGACGGGGTTTGCCGGGTGACGCGCGCCTACGAGCGTGGTGACCAGAGGCTGTTCTATGTGCCTTGCCCGCATTGTGGGCACGAGGCGCCGCTGACCTGGGAGAATTTCCGCCGCTCGATCGACCCCGAGCGGCTGCACGCGGCGCATTTCACCTGCGAGGTCTGCGGCTGCGCCATCGAGCACAAGGACAAGGAGCGCATCATCCGGGCCGGGCGCTGGGTGGTGCAGAACCCGGCGGGCGACCATCCGTCATTCCACATCTGGCGGGCCTACAGTCCGACGCGGGATTGGGCTTCGATCGCGGTGGAATATGCGCGGGTGATGGGCTGGACGGGGCTGCGTGCCGACAGCGCCGACGCCGAGCGGCAGATGGCACGGGCGCAGGCGGAACAGGAGACCGAGCAGACCTTCTGGAACGACGTGCTGGGCCTGCCGTTCAAGATGGCGAGCAGAGGCCCCGACTGGGAGGTTTTGCGCGACCGCGCCGAGAACCCGCCGCCCGGGGCGCCGCGCCCGCTGCCGCGCGGCACCCTGCCGGCGGCTGGCTTCATCCTGACCGCCGGGGTGGACTGCCAGGAGGACCGGACCGAGGTGCAGGTCGTGGCCTTCGGGCCTGATTTCACCCGCTGGGTAATCGAATACATCGTGATCCCGCATCACATCCGGTCTGACGAGTGCCGGGCTGCGCTGGACGGGCTGCTGAAAGCGACGTTCCGCACCGAGCTGGGGCGCAAGGTGGCGTTGGACGCGCTGGCGATCGACGCCGGGGCCTATACCGACGACGTCTGGGAATGGGCGCTGAAACACCCTTATAACCGGGTGATCGCGACCAAGGGCGCCACCAGCCAGAACGCGCCGCCGTTGAAGCGGATGGAGTTCGACCGGAAGGTCGACCGCCGCGCCGCTCGTCGACGCCGTCAGGGCTGGATCGTCGGCGTGTCCGGGCTGAAAGGCGAGTTCTATGCCCGGCTGGACGTGGCCGACCCTGCCCAGCGCGGGTACGTGCGGTTTGCCGCCGGGTTGGGGGACGAATACTACCGGCAGCTCACCGCCGAGGTGCGGGTGCTGAAACGCAGCACCGCCGGGGTGATGCTGAGCCGCTGGGTGATTGCCGAGGCGGGGCGGCGCAACGAGGCGCTGGACACGATGTTGCTGGCCGAGGCCGCAGCCCGGTTCAAGGATTGGCATTGGCTGCCCGAGGAGCGCTGGGCCGCGATCGCGGTCGAGCGCGGCACGGCCCCGGACGATGCGCAGGGCGATCTGTTTGCCGCTGCTCCGGTGGTGCCCAAAGCGGCCCGGCCGGTCGGCGCCACAGCGCCGGTGCCGGAAACGGATGCGGACGTTGCGCCGCCGGTGACCTGGGCGCCGCCGGTGACGAAACCGCCCGCGCCCGTTTCGGGCGGCTGGCTGGGCGGCAAGGCCCGAAGAGGATGGCTGAAACGATGAGCTGGACGACTGAGCAGCGCGACGCGCTGAAAGCGGCGATCGCGCGCGGGGTGACCCGCCTGCGCATGGGCAATGAAGAGGTGCAATATCGTTCGTTGGACGAGATGCGCCGCATCCTGGCCGATATGGAAGCCGAACTGTCTCCGGCTGCGTTGCCGCGCCGACATTATCCGGCCGTCACCAGGGGCACCTGATGAACCTGTTCGATCGGCTGATCGGCGCCGTCGATCCGGTGCGGGCGTTGCGTCGTGCTCAGGCGCGGCAGGCGCTGGCGCATTACGACGCCGGCACGGTGGGGCGCCGGGTGGCCGGGGTGCGCCACAGCGCGGCTGACGCCGACACGGCCGCCGCCCGGCGCGCGCGGATCGCCTATTTCGGGCGCGACCTGATCCGCAACACCCCGTTTGCGACGTCCGCGCAGCAGGTGATCGTGAACGCCACGGTCGGCGACGGGATCATCCCGCAGTTCCGCTGGCCCGACGGCACGCCGCAGGCGGCCCACGACGCCGGGGTGCGGCTGATCGAGGAGTGGCTGGACAGCACGCAGATCGACGCGGCCGGTCGGCTGAACCTCTACGGGCTGCAGTCGCTGGTCATGGGCTCCGTGGTGTCGGACGGTGAAGTGCTGGTGGTTGAGGAATGGGGCGCGCCGCAGCGCGACGGTCTCCCGGCGCTGAAACTGCGGGTGCTGGAGATCGACCACCTGGACGAGGGCCGCGACGGCGGCCTCGACGGCGGCGGCTGGATTCGCAACGGTATCGAATACGACAGCAGCGGCAGGCGGGTGGCCTATTGGCTGTTCGACGAGCACCCCGGCGCCGGGGGCTATCGCCCCGGCTCGGGCGGCTGGCGCGGCACCTCGCACCGGGTCGCGGCGCATCTGGTGCACCACGTCTATCGGCTGGACCGGCCGGAGCAGGAACGCGGCGTGAGCTGGTTCGCGCCGGTGGCGCTGACACTGCTGGACTACGGTGATTTTCAGGACGCGCAGGCGATGCGGCAGAAAATCGCCGCCTGTTTCACCGCGTTCCGGATCCACCCCGAGGGCACGCCCCGGCCGGAGGTGGCGGCCGAGGCCTCGCAGGAGCTGGAGCCGGGGCTGATCCAGGACCTGTACGGCGAGCAGGAAATCCAGTTCGCCAACCCGCCGGGGGTGGAGGGCTACGACGAATACACCCGCAACACGTTGCGGGCAGCAGCCGCGGCGCTGGGCATAACCTATGAGGCGCTGACCGGCGATCTGAGCAATGTCAATTTCTCGTCGGCCCGGATGGGCCACCAGAAAATGGAGCGCAACGTCTCGGCCTGGCAGTGGAAAATGCTGATTCCGCAGCTGCTGCAACCGCTTGGCCGGTCGATCCGCGAGGCCTGGGCGCAGGCTTTGCCCGAGGCTGCGGCGCTGATCCGGCAGGCGCGCATCGAGTGGACGCCGCCGGCGCGGTTCCTGGTGGACCCGGAACGCGAATTCGCCGCGATGAGGGACGCGGTGCGGGCCGGTTTCGTCAGCCGCAGTCAGATTGTGCGGTCGCTGGGCTACGACCCGGAGCGGCTGCTGGAGGAACAGCGGCAGGACGCCGAGGCAGCGCGCCGGGCCGGCCTGGTATTCGACAGCGATGCGGCGGTGGCCATGGCCGGCGCAGCAACGCAGCCGCAGATCACGACACAGGAGATCGACGATGGGTGACCAGGGCCCCAACGAAATTGCGCTTTACGGCACGGTGGGCGAATCGTTCTGGGGCGAGGATTTCTTCACCCCCGGCGGCGTGCGCGAGCTGCTGGCCGGGCGCTCCGGCCCGTTGACCGTGCGGATCAATTCCGGCGGCGGGATCGCCACCGACGGGCTGGCGATCCACTCGCTGCTGACGGATTACCCCGGCGAGGTGCATGTGGTGGTGGATGGCGTCGCCGCCAGCGCCGCCAGTCTGATCGCGATGGCGGGCGACCGGATCACGATGAAGGACGGGTCGTTGCTGATGATCCACGACCCGGCGCAGCCCTGGATCGACGGTCGCGGCACCGAGGACGACCACCTGCGCGCCGCGCGGTCGCTGGCGGTGATGTCGAACGCCTATGCGCGGGTCTATGCCGCGCGGGCCGGCATCACCCCGGAGGAGGCGCGCGCGGTGATGCGGCAGGAGGTCTATTTCGACGGCCCCGCCGCGGTGGCGGCGGGGTTTGCCACCGACACCGACACGGAACCGGCGCAGGCCTATGCGGCGTTCGATTACGCCGCCTACGCCCACGCGCCTGCACAACTGCTGGACGCTGGGGCGGGGCTTGCCCGCCGGGCCGGCAGCAGACGGGCCGTTGCGGCCCTGATGGCGGGCGTGACCGCCGCCCCGAACAGCCAGAGAGGGAACACGATGTCGAACGAGATCGACGACGAAGACCGGACCGAGGACACCGGCGAGGACGTGCCGGTGATCGAAAGTGAAGCGCCCGCGCCGGTCGGCGACAACACCGCGCCGGACGAAGACGAGAAACAGCCGGACCCGGCGGCCAATGCGCACGCGGTGGCCGTGCTGGCCATGGCCGACCTTGCCGGCCTGACGGTGGCGCAGGGAATGGAGCTGCTCGCCTCCGGCAAATCGCTGCATCAGATCGCGGCAGAGCTGGCCGAGCGCAAAGCGAAGGGGAACCCGATGACCGCCACGTTCAAACCCGGCGGGCCGACCGCCCGCATCCTGCGCGACGAGCGCGAAACCCGCCGCGAAGCCATGGAGGGTGCCCTCGTCGCCCGCATGGCCAGGGCCCGCGACGTGCGCGGACCGGCCCGCGACTTCATGGGCATGACGCTGGCCGAGATGGCCGCTGTGTCGCTGGGTCACAAGGTGCGCCCGACGCGCGGCGGCGGCGAGCTGCGCGCGATCGAGATGGCGTTCAGCCTGCACAGCACCTCGGACCTGCCGGCGGTGCTGGAAAACGCGATGAACAAGCGGCTGGCGGCGGCCTACGAGGCCTATCAGCCGACCTATCGCGCGATCGCCGAGCGGATCGATTTCACCGACTTCCGTCCCCACCCGATCAGCAACATCGGCAACTGGCCGATGCTTGAGCCGGTGGCGGAATCGGGCGAGATCAAGTTCGGGTCGGTCTCCGACAAGAAGGAGATCGTGGCGCTGGTCTCCTATGCCAAAGGGTTCTCGATCAGCCGGCAGATGCTGGTCAACGACGACCTCGGCGCCATTGAGCGGATGCTGGCCAGCCGCGGGCAGTCGGTGGCGGCGTTCGAGGACCAGACGTTCTTTGCGATGCTCCTGTCCGGCAGCAACGCGGACGGGCCGACGCTTCTGGAAACCGGGCGCCAGGTGTTCAACACCACCGATGGCACCAAGGCGGCCACGGCGGCGGCGATCACCCCGGCCACCATCGCGCAGGGCTATGCGGCGATGGCCGCGCGGAAATCGCTGGCGGCCAAGGCAGCGGACCAGATGTTCATCAAGGCCGAGCCCCGCTTCCTGCTGACCGGCCCGGCAAAACAGTTCGAGGCGGCGCAGCTGCTGGCGCCGATCCAGGCGGCGCAGGCCTCGGACGTGAACCCCTATGTCGGGAAGCTGACGCCGATCATGGCGCCGCACATCACCGGAAACGCCTGGTATCTGTTCGCCGATCCGGCGGCGACGCCGTGCTTCATGTATGGCTACCTGGCCGGGGAATCCGGTCCGCGCCTGCGGATGGAGGAGCCGTTCGGCCAGCAGGGCGTGGCCTACACCGTCGAGCTCGATTTCGGCTGCGGCGCGGTGGATTTCCGCGGCGGCTACAAGAACGCCGGCGCCTGACGCCTGACCCAAGCGTCGGGGCGCCGCCCGGCGCCTCGGCACCTTCACCCCCTGATCGGAGGCCATCATGGCAAAGAACTTCATCCAGGCCGGGGACACCGTCACCGTGACGGCGCCCCGCAACGTCACCTCCGGCGAGCTGGTCACCGTCGGCGTGCTGTCCGGCGTGGCCCAGACCGACGCCGTCTCTGGCAAGCCCGTGGAGATTGCAACCCGGGGTGTTTACAGCCTGGCCAAAACCAACGCGCAGGCGTGGTCGGTCGGGCAGGCGATCTACACGATCCCCAGCACCGGCGTCTGCACCACCGCTGCGACCACCGGCAACGTGTTCGTCGGGGTGGCGGTGGAAGCAGCGTCCAACCCGAGCGCGACCGGCGTTGTGCGGCTCAACGGGGCGGCGCCGGCGGCTGCTGTCTGATGACGGCGTCGGTGTTCGACGGCATGGCCGGGGTGCTGCACGCTGTCTTCGGCGCCCCGGTGACCGTCACGCCGCCGAACGGCCCGGCGTTCACCGTGCACGCGGTTCTGCGGCAGTTCTCCGAAACGGACGCGATTGTCGATGGGCGGACCTTGAGGGTGCATTGGGCCACCCTGGAAATGCCTGCGTCCGCCCCGGCCGTTCCGGTCGGGGCAACGGTGACAGGAACGGCCGCACCTGGCCGGGTGTTTCGCGTGCTGGCCCGTGTCGAATCCACCTCGCCGGCGGCTGATGCCCCGATCCGGTATGACCTGCAGCGGGTGCCATGAGCCTTCTGGCGTCGCCGTCGGTGGATTCCATCGTGGCGCGAATCCGGGCGCAGTGCCCGGCGTTTGCCACGGTGACCGACGTCTATGGGTATGCTGACGACGTAGCGCTGCCTGCCGCTTTCGTTGCACGGATCGGCGCACAGGCGACTGCGCCGGTCTTGTTCGATCAGCACGTGCAGATGGTCCGGCTGACGTTCGGCGTCTACGTCATCGTGGCCCGGCGCGACACGCCGTTCGGCGGAGTCAGTCCATCATCTGAGGTTGAAGCCTTGGAGACAGCGGTGATCGACGCGTTGTCGGCTTGGCCGGAAGCCCCCCAACCTGGCACGACGCCGCTTGCATTTGCAGGCGCCGTCGCAGCTCCCTGGCGTGATTCGGTTTCCGAGTGGCGCCTGGATTTCGTCACTGAAATTGTGTTCCGCCGGCTCTGAGGAGAATCCAATGCCGAGACCTGCGCCGACCGATCCCGTCGTGCCGTCTGAAACCACGTCGCCCGACCCTGTCCAATCCGCAGCCCCGCCTGCGGTTGTCGAGCCCCCTCCGCCGCCCGGTCCGGGCAGCTGGCGCTGGGACGAGACCGCTGGCCGTTACGTGCCCCTGACCGAAAAGGAAGCCTGAGATGTCCCGTATCGCCCGCAAGATCGCCCTTCAGGCCGAAATCGAGACGACCTACGGCGGCGGCATGCCCGATGGCGTGACCTGGGCCGATGCGCTGCAGATCTTGCCGCGCACCCGGCCTCAGCACCGCATCGAGCGGATGAACGAACCGCGCGACCTCTACACGCCCTATCTCGGGGCCTCGGACGAGATCCCGGGGCCGCGCGTCCAGGTCGTGGAGTTCGAGGTCGAGCTCGCCGGGTCGGGCACCGCAGGCACCGCGCCGCCCTGGGGCAAGCTCCTGCGCGCCTGCCAATTTGCCGAGGCGGTATTCACCTCGCCCCATCCCCGGGTGGAATACACGCCTGTCACCACGCCCGGCGAGAGCCTGGTGATCCGCTACTGGGCCGACGGCATCGGCTATGTCGCCCGGGGCTGCCGCGGCACGGTCCGCTTCGACCTGTCGGGCTACAAGATCCCGCGGGCATTGTTCACCTTCAAGGGGTTCGACACCTCCGCCACCGCGGGCGGCCCGAGCCAGCCGGCCAACCCCTATGCGGCCTGGAAGACGCCGGTGCTGCCGATGAGCACGACTGCAGGCAACATTCGGCTCGGCGTCACCTATGCCCCCGCCGGCTTCTCGGGCGGCACCGCGTATCCGTCGAAGGGCTTCACGCTCGATCTCGGCGACGAGGTCACCTACGATGCAATCCTCGGCGGCGAAAAGATCGTCCTGACCGACCGTCAGCCCAAAGGCGAGTTCACGCTCGACCTGACCGCGGCCCAGGAAGTGACCTGGCGCAACGAGGTCAATACCTCGACCGAGACGACCTTCGGCTGGCAACTCGGCAACACCGCCGGCAACATCGTCCAGTTCTTCGGCCGGCGCCTGCAGCGCCGCAATCCGCAGCAGACCGAAGATAACGGCTTCCTGCGGATCAGGAGCGATTTCGGGCTGATCCTGGACAAGGACGACCCCAATGACGACTTCATGCGGATCGTGGTGCGCTGATGATGGACGAGATCGACGCCCTCACCCCCGCCGAGCCCTGCGAGATCATGCTCGGCGGCCGGCCGCAGGCGATCCCCCCGCTGACGCTCGGCCGCTTCGCGGCGGCCCGGCGGTTCGCGCGGGCCTTCGAGGCGGTGCTGACCGCGCCCGACCTCTGGGACGCGCTCGATCGGTCCCGGGACGAGCTCTGCGCAGCCTGGGCCGCCGCGACCGGCGTCGATCAGGCCCGGATCGCGGAGGCGCGCGCCGACGAGGCGATGGCGGCCTTCTTCGCGCTGACCCGGGCCCTGCGGGATTTCACGGGGGGGCCGCTGACGGCGGCGCTGACCGACGGGGTGAGGCTCCTCGTCGGACCGGCGACAGCGGCCCCGGCTGGGGCGCCATCGTCGCCTGGCTCGTCGGGCGGGGACACTCCCTTGCCGAACTGATGGCGCTGACAGGTCCGCAGCTGCGTGTCCTGATCGCGGGTCACCGCCGGATCGAAGCCATGGAGACGCTGCGGGCGATGACCGCCATCCGGGCCGCCGTCTGGGCCGATCAGGACGGGTGGCGCCAGGCCCTGGCGGACCTCGATCCCGACGAGGCCGATCCCGCCGCCTGGCTGGAAGGACTTGACGAGGACGACAGCCGATGAACGACATGCGCGTGCAGCTGCTGATCGAGGCCGAAGCCGGGGACGCCCGGCGCGCGCTCGCCGAGACCAGAGCCCAGCTGCAGCAGATGGGCGAGGCGGGGCGGACGGCCGGCGCCGGGGCGCGCGCCGCCGCGGCAGACTATGCCGCGCTGCGCGCCTCGGTCGATCCGCTCTTCGCCGCGAGCCAGCGCTACGAGGCGGCGCTCAGAACGCTCGATGCGGCGCAGAAAGCCGGGGTGATCACCGACAAGGAACGCGCCCGCACCCTGGAGCTGGTCGAAGCCAGGCTGCAGGGTCTCGTCAATGCCGCCCGCCGTGCCGACGGCCCGCTGCCGCTGGTGGCCGACATGCGCGCGCTGGGGGACGCGGCCGGAGTCGCGACGGCACAGACCGCAAACCTCGGCTACCAGCTTAACGACGTGATGATGATGGCCGCGATCGGCCAGTCGCCCTTCACGCTGATGCTGCAGCAGGGCCCGCAGGTCGTGCAGGTGATGAACCAGATCCGCGCGAGCGGCCAGTCCATCGGGCCGGCGGTGGGCGCTGCGATCCGCAGCCTTCTGAACCCCATGTCGCTGCTCACCATGGCCGTGATCGCCGGCACCGCGGCGCTGGTGCAATGGGGGATGAGCCTCGCCGCCTCCGGCCCGGACCTCGACCGGGCGGCAGAGGACGTGGAACGGCTGACCGGCCTCATCAAGGACTACCGCGCGGCCATCGATCGCGCGTCCGCCGGCCGGCTGGAGCTCGCGGCCGACTTCGGCGCCGCCACGGCCCAGGCGCGCGAGCTCCTCGCGCTGCAGGTCGAACTGCGGCGCATCACGGCCGAACGCGCCTCCTGGCAGACCTCGCAGACGATCGCCACGATCTTCGGCGCCGATCTGCTGAAATATCTGAGGAACCCGCAGGACTACTTCGACACGTCAATAATCCCCCCCGAAACCATCCGAATGGATGCGCGCCGCGCCATTGCCGAGGCCTTGGGCATCGCAGGCGAGGATGCGGAGATTGTCGCGCCGGTCGAGAAAATCGCCGGCGCGCTCGACGCGCTGTCGCAGGCGCAGGGCCCGCGTGAACAGGCCGCGGCGATGGCCGCCTTGCGCAACGAGTTGGTCAATGCGACCGGCGGCGTGAGCGCGATGAAGGAGGAGGTCTTCGCGCTCTATGCCCAGCTTCTGGATGCCGAGCAAGCCGCGCTGATGCTGGCGGCGGCGACCGAGAGACCGCAGACGGCCGTCCAGCCTG